GGTTATTCGCGACTACAGTTCTCTACTAGCGACAGCGTATATATATTTAGGTAATTGTTGAGTTATGGCGACACAAAAAGATGTAGCAGAACATTTAGACTTATCAACAAAAAGTATTTCTGAATTAATAACAAAAGGCGTATTACCATCTAAAAAAGGTAGATCCCCACTTAATGTAGATGTTTGCAGACACGCTTACATAAGTTATTTGCGTAAATTAGCTGGTTATCACAAAAAAAGTGGTTCAGGAGATATAGCAGAAGAAAAAACACGCTTAACAAAGGCACAAGCTGATAAAGCTGAGTTAGAAGTATCAGAATTAGAGGGGAAACTTATACCTGCACCATTAGTACAAGACACATGGACTGATTTTGTTGCAAATGTAAGAGCAAAGTTACTTGGCATACCATCAAGACTTGCACATCAAATGATTGCAACTGATAACTATGCAGAAGCAGAAAAATTACTAAAAGATTGCATCTATGATGCACTAAATGAATTAGCAGACAATGGAATACCTACAGAATATGCAGATCGTGTTGAAAAACACGCATCAGACATTTAAACCACCACCTGATTTAAAACTATCAGAATGGTCTGATAGATACAGGAAGCTATCACCTGAATCTTCTGCTGAAGCTGGTCAATGGAATACCAGTAGAGCCGAGTATCAACGAGAAATAATGGACACTTTTAATGATCCTAACATTGAAAGAATAGTTGTAATGACTTCATCACAAGTTGGTAAGACCGAAATAATACTTAATGCTATAGGTTATTACATAGACCAAGATGCTTCCCCAATCCTAGTGGTGCAGCCAACCTTACAAATGGGTCAGGCATTTAGTAAAGATAGATTGTCAGCTATGATTAGAGATAGTGAGAAGTTAAGAGGTAGTGTAAAAGATGCGAGAAGTAGAGATGCAAACAATACTACTATGCACAAGAAGTTTGCAGGTGGACATTTAACAATAGTTGGCTCTAATTCTGCATCTGGTTTAGCATCAAGACCGATTAGAATTTTGTTAATGGATGAGGTTGATAGATATGAACTTAGTGCTGGTAGTGAGGGTTCACCTATTGCATTAGCTGTAGCAAGAACTAAAACATTTTGGAATAGGAAGATATTTATGTGTTCTACTCCAACCATAAAAGGACTTTCTGCTATTGAATCTGCTTTTGAAGAATCAGATAAACGCTACTATTATGTGCCTTGCCCTGAATGTGAACATAAGCAAGTATTAAAATGGAAGAATGTTGTTTGGGAAGAAGATAAACCTGAAACAGCAGCTTATGCTTGTCAGGAATGTGGATCAGTCATTGAAGAATCTAAAAAACAATGGATGCTCAAACATGGTGAATGGAGAGCTACAAATGAATCAAACAACACAGCAGGATTTCACATATCTGAACTGTACTCAGTTTGGAGTACATGGTCGCAAATGGCTATCAACTTTCTTGAAGCAAAAAAGAATCCAGAAACATTAAAAACATTTATCAATACTGCTTTAGGTGAATCATGGGAAGAACAAGGAGAATCAGTAGAGTATGACACTTTATTACAAAGGAGATTATCTTACGATAAAACTAATGTACCTGAAGATGTATTGGTTATAACAGCAGGAATAGATTGTCAAAAAGATAGATTGGAATGTCAAACTGTAGGATTCGGAAAAAATTATGAAGCATGGGTTATAGACTATAAGATATTTTGGGGTGATCCTAATGCTTTTCAGGTGTGGCAAGATTTAGATTTATATTTGAAAAAAAGATTCAAAACTGAAACAAATAGAATTATACCTATATCATGTGCCTGTATAGATTCTGGTGGACATCATACTAATATGGTTTATCAATTTACTAAACCAAGACAGGCTAGAAGAATATTTGCTATCAAAGGTTTGTCACAAGCTGGTAAACCAATAGCTAATAGACCAACATTTGTAGGCAAGAATAAAGCTGTTCTTTATGGTGTTGGAACTGATACTGCAAAAGAAGCTATATTTGCTAGACTATCTACTGATCCTGAATCAACTACATTACATTTTCCGAATGATGTAGATGAAGAATATTTTAAACAACTTACAGCAGAAAAAAGAGTAACTAAATGGATAAGAGGTAAGAAGTCGTTAGTTTGGAAACAGATAAGGCCAAGAAATGAGTCGCTGGACACGCTTGTTTATAATTTTGCTGCTATATATATTTTAAATCCTAATTTTGATGTTATAGAACAAAAAATATTAGTGAATGAGTCAAAACCACAACAAAACATACAAAAAAAAACAAGAAAAGGTATCAATAGAAAGAATTTTGCTACCTCTTGGAAATAACAACTATTTAACTTTTAAATATTGACATTAGAGTAATGAACCTTAGTGTTATAGGTAGATTAATCTATAAATAAGAGAGGTTTTTACTTGTCAAACGCTTTTGATAGAGTCAATTACACTACTAAAGAGCCTAGTAAACTTGTGCTTGGAGATTTTTGGGCATGGCGTAGGGATGATCTTGCAAGTGATTATCCTGTAAGTGCTTATGCTCTAACTTATGAGTTTCATTTGGATCAAGGTGGTGGTGGCACAAAAAAATTCACATTAACTGCTACTGAAGCAGATGATACCTATTTTATTGAAGCAGCATCATCTAGCACTACAAGTTATGCAATAGGTGACTATATTTGGGAAGCATATATAACTAAATCTTCTGATTCTAATAGAGTCATGGTAGATTCAGGCAGAACAACTATTACAGAAAACTTAGCTAACACAAACGCTGATTTAAGAAGTCACGCTAAGATAGTTCTTGATGCTTTGGAAGCTGTCATTGAGAATCGTGCCAGTATGGATCAATCTTCAATGTCTATAGCTGGTAGGTCTTTATCAAGAATGTCTATAGATGAATTAATGACATTTAGAGATAGATACAAATCTGAATATCTAAAAGAAATAAAACTTGCAAGAATAAGAAACAAACAAGGTTCAGGTAATACTGTTAAAGTAAACTTTGGAACATCAACAACTAGAAATGTAACAGACTTAACATAATGGCATGGTATAACAATATATTTGGTGGTAATAAAAAACCAAAAAGAAAATTTAGAAGAAGCTATACAGGTGCTAATACAGGTAGATTATTTGCTGATTTTATAACTAGCTCTACTTCTGCTGATGCTGAAATAAAAGACAACATTAGACTTCTACGAGATAGAAGTCGTGATTTAGCGAGGAACGATCCATTTATTGCAAGGTATCTAAACCTGATGGTATCTAATGTGATCGGAAAGCAGGGCGTAAGAGTTAGCTCTAAGTCTAGAAATGATGACCAATCATTAGACATTGGAGCTAACCTGCTTATCGAAAGAGCATGGAGAGAATGGTCGCAACTTGGAAACTGTACTGTAAATGAAAGACTTACATTTATAGATTGTCAGAAGATATTTATTGAAACTTTGTGTAGAGATGGTGAGGTACTTGTTAGAAAAGTTAAAGATACAAGTTCTCCATTTGGTTTTAGAATATCATTTATAGAAGCAGATCATTTAGACGAAAATAAAAACAGCACCAAATTAGCAAATGGTAATAGTATAAAAATGGGTGTTGAACTTAATAATGTTGGTAAACCAGTTGCTTATCATTTATTCAAAAAACATCCTTACGATAATACATATCCAAAACCAGCACAAGAATATATAAGAGTTCCAGCAGATGAAATAATACACGCCTACTTACCACAAAGGGCAGAACAAACAAGAGGAGTATCATTTATTGCACCAATCATAGCTAATATGAAAATGTTGAATGGGTATTTTGAAGCAGAAATAGTAGCAGCTAGAGTTGGTGCTTCTAAAATGGGTTTTATAACCAGCCCTGATGGAGATGGTTACATTGGAGATGGAGAACAAGAAGATACATTTAACCCTACTATGAACGCACAAGCAGGTGTGTTTGAGCAACTACCAGCAGGTATGGAATTTACTTCTTTTGATCCTACACATCCAACATCTGCATTTGAACCATTTACAACAACAGTATTGAGAAGTATTGCATCAGGTTTAAACATTTCATATCACGCTTTATCAAATGATTTAACAAAAACATCATATTCAAGTATCAGACAGGGTGCTTTAGAGGATAGAAGTATGTATCAGGTTTATCAACAATTTGTTATAGATCATTTTATAAATCCAATATTTAAATCATGGTTAGAAATGGCTATATCAACAGGTTACATAAACTTACCGATAGCAAAGTATGATAAGTTTGCTAGAGCAATAAGCTATATACCAAGAAGTTTTGCATGGATTGATCCTTTAAAAGAAATGAACGCTAATGTTATTGGCTTACAAAATGGAACTGTTACATACGCTGATATATCTGCAAATTATGGTAGAGATGTTGAAGAACTGTTTGAACAACATCAGAAAGAGGTTGAGTTAGCAAAACAATATGGTATAGAAATAGCTTATCAACCATTTGGCACTAAGTTACCAGTTGAAGCTAACATACAAGGTGGAGATGAAGAAGATGGCAACTGATTTTCCAAAAAAAGGTGATGATAAAAAAATATCTTTAAGAAACTCAAATTATCCAGTATTTGATAAAAGATTTGCAGTAGGTTTGAAAGAAAACAATCCTGAAATATGGAAAGCAGGTGGCAATATAGAGGGTAATAGATCATTTAGATTACTAATGAAAGCATTAGATGGTGATGAAACTCCTGAAGTCTTAAACAAAATTAAAGAAAGAGAAGCATGGATAGCTAGACATTTTGAAGATGGTAAACAGTTTAAATCAGGTGATAAACCAGCTAGACCATCAAATATTGCTGGTGTTGTTGCTCAAATCAAATGGCTGAGTATTGGAACATTAGGTGAAAGAGGTATGAAAGATGTCATACTAGAAGCTATTAAATACTTAGAAATAAAAGAGTCAGGATCAGCAAGTCAGGCTCAACAAGATAGAAATATGGAAACAAGACAAGAAACAATAGAATATGAAGTAATAATTAAAAAAGGTGAAAACAAATATGGTGAGGGTAATAAGTTTTATTTAGATGGTGAATTATCACCTAGACTTGTGATGCTTGAAAATAATACATACACATTTGATTTATCAGATAAATCTAATAAAACACATGCTTTACGATTCTCTACAACAGAAGATGGCACTCACAATGAGGGTAGTGCATATCAAACTGGTGTAACTATAAATGGTAAGGCAGGTGAGGAAAATGCATCTATAAGTATTGAGATAAAAGAAGATACGCCTGATCTATATTATTATTGTGTCAACCATTCAGGGATGGGTGGCAAAATTGATGTTAGACAGGTTGAAGATACTGAAGAAAGACAGGTTTCAAATGCAGTTGAAAAAGGACTTAAAAAGAAAGTTGAAGAACATAATGAAAAAGTTGGTAATGTGGCTTCAAAAAGAACAACATACAGAACACTACTTGCAGTATTTGAAAGAGGGATTGGTGCATATAAAACTAATCCAGCTTCAGTAAGGCCAAATGTTACATCACCTGAACAATGGGCATATGCAAGAGTAAACAGCTTCCTATTCGCATTGCGAAATGGGAGATTTCAAGGTGGGAAGCATGATTTAGATTTGCTTCCTAAATCACATCCTTTATCATCGAAAGAGGAAAGAACTATGGAAAAACAAGATAGGCATATCCTCAACATTAGTGAACAAGATAATAAAGTTATTGTCGAGTTTGCCAAACATGGTGAGGATAAAGAAATGGTTGAAGAAGATGCAGAAACGGAATCAGCTAGACCTTATCACTATGGAGAAGATGAAGATAAAGATAGAAATGTTGTTAGTTTAAAAACTAGTTACAGAACTATTGATTTATCTAGGTCTGAATTTATAGATGAAAAGAAAAGGTTGGTTCGAGTTGGCGTATCTTCTGAAGAACCAGTAGAACGCAGTTTTGGAATGGAAGTTCTAGGACATGCACCTGAAGATATAAACATGGAGTTTATGCAATCAGGTAGATCACCATTATTGTTAGATCATGATATGACTAAACAAATTGGTGTAGTAGAAGAATTTAAACTAGATCAGGCAGCTAAAAGGACAATAGCTGTAGTCAGATTTGGAAAATCTGCTCTTGCTGAAGAAGTTTTTAGAGATGTAGTCGATGGTATTCGCATGAATATATCTGTTGGCTACAGGGTAGATAAGATGGAACGATATAATAAAGATGATGAAACTTATTATCGTGCTAGTTGGACTCCTATGGAAATAAGTTCTGTAAGTATTCCAGCTGACGCTAGTAGACTTGTCGGAGTTGGTCGTTCTGAAGATAAACAAACATTAAACACAACAAAGGTGGAAATAATGGAAAAAGAGAATAAAGAAATTAATCTTGATGAAGTTAGATCACAAAGTGTTGATGAAGCAAGAAAAGAATTTCAAAAGAACTCAAAAGAAATTATTGATCTTGGTGTAAGACACAATAAAAGAGATTTAGCTAATCAAGCTATTAAAGATGGTGTTTCTGTTGAAGAATTTAGAGGACAGTTATTAGAAAACATATCTAACGATGTTCCTTTAGAAACTCCTACAGAAATTGGTTTAACAGAAAAGGAAACTAAAAGATTTAGCATTATGAGAGCAGTAAACGCTATGGCAAATCCTACAGATAGAAAGGCTCAAGAAGCTGCAAAATTTGAATTTGAATGTTCAGAAGCAGCACAGAGAGCTTATGGAACTACAGCACAAGGCGTAATGCTTCCTGATGAAGTTTTAAGAAACTGGAATCAGAGAGATTTAAACGCTTCTGATGACTCAAATCTTATTGGTCAAGACTATAGAGCAGGTGATTTCATAGATGTTCTAAGAAATAACTCTGCTGTTATGCCTATGGCAACAATGCTTAATGGACTAAGTGGCGATGTAAAAATCCCAAGAAAAACTGCTGCATCAAGTGCTGCATTTATTAGTTCAGAGGGTGGTGCTGCTGGTGAATCAGAGTTCACAGTTGGATCAGTCACGATGTCACCCAAGACATTAGGAGCATTTACAGATGTTACTAGACAATTAATGATTCAATCATCTATTGATGTTGAAAACTTAATTAGAAATGACTTAGCACAATCTATGGCTATTGCTATTGATGATGCAGCTTTAGAGGGTTCTGGCTCTTCAGGTAATCCTACTGGGATAACCAACACGAGTGGAATCAACTCGGTATCACTTTCAAGTGCTGCTGCTCCAACATTTGCAGAAATGGTTTCAATGGAAACTGCTGTAAGAGTTGATAATGCTTTACTTGGCGATTTAGCTTACATAGTGCATCCAACTAACTATGGCACTTTGAAAACTACTGAAAAAGCAACAAATACAGCACAATTTATAGCTGTTAATGATGAAATCAATGGCTATAAAGTTGTTGTTTCACCTCAATTAACTGCAAACAATTATGTATTTGGTAACTTTGATGACTTACTTGTAGGTATGTTTTCTGGCTTAGATATAGTCGTTGATCCTTTTAGTAATTCAACTTCTGGTACAGTTAGAATAGTAGCATTACAATCAGTTGATGTAGCTGTTAGACACGCAGTATCATTCTGTGCTGCTAGTTAATGGCACTTAATACTAACAAAATGGGTGGATTAATTTCCACCCATCTTTTAAAAGGTGGAAAAATGAAATATTTAATTTTGCAAGATACAATAGCTAACAAACAAAAAGTAAAAGCAGGTGATATAGTAGAACTTCCTATTGATGAGGGCAGATCACTTGTTGGTTATGGTAAAGCTGAAGAATACAAAGGCAAACCAAAAAAAGAATCAAATAGAAGTGTTGGTTTAGAAAAATCAGAAACTAAGGTCAAAAAAAGAAGTAAGTAAAAATGGCTATTGAGAGTGCTAGAGATTTTACTTCTTTCCTTGATGCTACAACAGGGCATGGAGTTACTGGCACTTATTTTGAATCAGGAAAGTTATTTGATGATTTTCCTTTAATTGATACTTTAGGATTCATAGATGATGGTTCTTCAGTATTAATAAATCTAATTATAGATCAACCCTATGTCAGCATTGAGGGAGAATCTATATCTGTTGAGGGTTTTCAACCTACTGCAATTCTTAAGGCATCTGATGTGCCTGATATAAAACAAGAAGATAAAATAGTTGTTGATGCAATTACAACAAATAAAGGTAGCACTCTTACGCCTGAAACAACTTTTTTTATCAAAACAGTAGAGCCTGATAATACAGGTTATGTGAATGTAATATTGGAGAAAGTTTGATGTCTGAATATAGATTAGAAACTGAAGAAGATATGAGTTCATATTTAAATACAAGTTTTGGACATGGTGTAACTGCTGTTTTCACTAATAGTAGTGGTTCTGCTTCTACAATAAATATAATAATAAATAATGAATATGTAGAGCAAATTGAGGGTATAGGTGTTGAAGCATTAAAACCAATAGCTTATTGCAGAACAATAGATGTTCCAAACATTGTTTTTGGAAACACTTTAAATGTATCAGCAATAAAAGATGTTGATGGTAACACTCTAAAATCAGCACAAAACTACACAGTAGTGAATGTGCAATCAGATCGCACAGGTTTTTCTGTAATTATGTTAGAGGAAATATAGTGGCAAATCATATTAGACAACAGATAAGAGAAAGAGCAGGTTCAGTCTTAACAGGACTTACTACTACTGGAACAAATGTATTTGAAACAAGAATATATCCTCTTGAAAATACAAACTTACCAGCTTTAGTCATTTATACAAAAAATGAAACATCTGAACCTATTGTTATAAGCACAAATAGATTGATGAGTAGAGAGTTAGAATTAATTGTTGAGGTTTATGTAAAACAAACTAGCAACTTTGATGACCAAGTAGATAAAATATGTAAAGAAGTAGAAGTAGCAATTAGTGCTGATACAACATTAAATGGTTTAGCTAAAGACTGTTTTTTACAATCTACTGAGATAGAATATAATACTGAGGGAGAACAACCATTAAGCTATGCTGTTCTCACATTTTTAACTAACTATTATGTTCAGGAAACTTCTCCTGATGTAGCAGTTTAACGAGGTACATTTATGAAATTAATTTCACCGAATGGTAAAAGTTCTATAGATGCTCACCCAGATAGTGTTGAGTATTTAAAGAGTAAGGGTTGGAAAGAAGAAGCAATCCCATCGAAAGATAAACCTAAATCTTCTTCTAAACATAATGAGGAATAATTATGGCAACACATCTTGGAAAAGAGGGAACTGTGCAAGTTGGATCAAATGCTATTGCTGAAATAAGAAGCTTTAGTATTGAAGAACAGATCGATACAGTTGAAGATACTAGCATGGGCGATTCTGCAAAATCGTACTTAGCTTCTATTAAAGACTTTAGTGGATCGGTTGATGTTCTTTATGATGAAACAGATACTAATGGACAAACAGCTTTAAGTATCGGTTCATCTGTAACATTAAATTTTGCACCAGAAGGTACATCTAGTGGCGATGTAAAACTAACTGGTACTGCTATTGTTACTGGTAAAACTGTTACAAGTTCATTTGATGGTCTTGTAGAAAGTACCATTTCGATACAAGGCACGGGTGGTTTAACAACTACTACATATTAATTATGTCAGCTATAGATAATGCAAAAAATCATTACAACAGCATAGATACTAAAGTTATTGAAGTTCCTGAGTGGGGTGATGGGGATGGTAAACCATTAAAAATTTACTGCAAACCTATCACCTTACGAGAAATGAAAAGGTTTATGCATCTAGCTAAAGATGATGAGGTGGAAATGCTTGTCTATGTTTTAATTTACAAAGCATTAGATGAAGCAGGAGAGAAAATATATACAGTAGAACATAAGAACGATCTACTTAATAATGTTGATAGTAGTGTATTGGTGAGAGTAGCTACTGAAATAATGGGTAATATTTCACAAGGCCAAATGCAAAAAAAGTAGTTGAAGATAAGCAATTATATTCAAAGTACGCATTAGCTGAAAGACTACATAAAACTGTAGCTGAAATTGAAGAAATGAGCCTAGAAGAATTTAATGGTTGGATTGTTTATCTAAATATACAGGCAGAAGAATTAGAGAATAAAAAATGAGTTTGCGAGAAAAAATCAAAATTGCATTAACTGCTGAAAATAAAACTGGTGGTGCATTTAATAAATTTAAAAAAGATGTTAATGCTACCAATAATGCAATTAAAAATTTAAGAAATCAATTAATTGCAGCTTTTGGAGTTAGAGAGATAGTAAGAGCAGGTGATGCTTTTGTAAACATTCAAAATAGAATGATGGCACTAACTGGTTCAGCAGAAGAAACAGCAAAAGCTATGGCTCATATAAAAAGAATAGCTAATGAATCAGGATCAGACTTTAAAGCAGTTGGTGCTTTGTTTACTAGACTCGGAATGGCTACAAAAAACTTTGGGATTAGTCAACAAAATGTCGCTGATGCAGTACAGACTGTAGCAAATACTTTTGTAATATCTGGTGCTGAAGCATCTGAAGCAGCTAACTCAGCTAGACAGTTAGCACAGGGTATAGCATCTGGTGCTTTAAGAGGAGATGAACTTAGATCAGTTTTGGAAAATAATATTGTTTTAACAAATCTTTTAGCAGATGGATTTGGTATTACAACAGATAAACTGAAAAAATTTGGTAGTGAGGGTAAACTTACAGCAAAAGCTATTCTGCCAATATTAATTGGTGCTGTTGATGAAACAACTGAAACTGTTGCAAATATGGATTTAACAGTCGGTCAAGCTACTACTAGACTTAGAACCAACTTTACAACTATGTTGGGTGCATTACAAAACTCTACAGGCATATTTACAGGTGTTGCAAATGCAATAGGCGTATTAGCAAATAATATTGAAGTTCTTATAGCTGTTATTGCTGTTTTAACTGTAAGAGCAATACCTGCGATGATTACTTCTTTAAGAATGTTAAAAGTTGCTTTATTACAAAACCCATTAACAGCAGCAGCAGTAGCATTAGCTGCTGTAGGTACAGCAATACATACAGCTACTACGGAAGTTGGCACTCTTGATGAACAGATTGCAGATGTTTTAGACAGGTTAAGAATTATAAATGAAACTGGTAAAGCACAAGGTCATGGCTTGTTTGATGGTAAATTTTCTGTAATTGGTGATCCAGCAGAAGTAGAAAAAGAAAGACTAAGATTGGAAGCACTTTTAATAGAGTTACAAAAATTAAAAGAAGAAGCAGGTAAACCTTTTACAATGAATATAGATGATGTCTTAGGTAATGTTAAAGAATTAACAGGTAGTTCTATACAAGTTGTAAAAACTTTTGCTGAAACAATAGAGGGGCAACTTACCAACGCATTCAAAAAGTTTTTTGACATAACATCAGATGGTTTTTTGAAGTTTAAAGATTTGGCTACAAGTGTTGCAAGAGCAGTAATTAATGAATTAATAAATGTTTTTATTGTGCAAAAATTAGTCGGTATGATTACTGGGTCTATTGGAAATATAGGTGATGCTATTAAATTCAATAGACTTACTGATAATGATACTTTGTTTAATGGAGATGGTGGTGGTTTTACAGGCATGGGTGTTAGAGCAGGTGGTATAGATGGTAAAGGTGGTTTTCCTGCAATACTGCATCCTAACGAAACTGTTATAGATCATACTAAAGGACAAGGTATGGGTACTACAGTTAATTTTAATATCTCTACTGTTGATGCAGCAGGTTTTGACCAACTCTTAGCATCAAGAAAAGGACTAATAACCAGCATTATAAATAATGCTATGAATAATCAAGGTAAGATGGGAGTTGTATAATGTCAGGTGCTTTTCCAACCAACCCGTTGTTTAGAGCCTTGAACTTTCAAGATAATAGACCTACTTTATTAAATCAAACATTATCAGGTAAAAAACAAGTTCGACAAATAGGATCACAATACTTTTCATTTACAGCACAAATGCCACCAATGCAACAAGAAAAAGCTATGGAGATTTTTGCATTTTTACAAAAACAAAAAGGTTCTTTTGAAGATTTTACTATTCAAGCACCATTAGATAATTTAGGTGCATCAAAAGGTGAAACAGATATATTAGTCAATGGCTCACATACTGCTACTGATGGTTCTATTGCTTTAGATGGTTTTACTGCTAGTACAACTGGTGCTTTAAAAGCAGGTGATCTTATTAAATTTGCAAATCATACAAAAGTTTACATGGTGCAATCAGATATTGATTCAAATTCAAGTGGTGAATTAACTGTATTAATATCGCCAAACTTAGTAACTGCTCTAGCAGATAATGAAGCTGTAACTGTAAATAAACCAAGTTTTACTGTATATCTTGAAAACAATGAAATTATGTATTCAACAAATGCTAGTGGTTTATATACTATTTCATTTGATGTTAGAGAGGTTATTACATAATGCCTAGAAGTTTATCTGCTGGTTTACAAACACAAGTATCATCAACTGCAACTAAGACAGCTTTTTTAGTTGAGTTAAACTTATCATCCACAATTAGGCTTACTGATTATTATACAAATGTTATTTTTGATTCTAATACTTATGAAGCAGGGGGTTCTTTTCTTACTGTAGATGCAACTGCTGAAACAGGACAACTACAAGTTGATGAAGTTAATATTGCTTTTTCTAATATTACAGATCAAGTTAGATCATTAGTACAAAGTGGTGATTTTACTGATAAAGAGGTAGAAATATATTTGGCTTATTTTGATTCAAATGAAGCTATTGTAGGTGCTATTAATTATTTTACAGGTCAAGTTAGAAATGTATCAATAGCAGAAACTATAGATGATTCTACATTGACTTTAGTTGTTGCTTCACATTGGTCTAATTGGAATTTAACAAAAGGCAGACATTTTTCTGATGAATCTCAACAGTCTTTTAGTAGTGGTGATAAAGGTATGGAATTTGCTACTCAGGTTAAAGAAGATGTTAGGTGGGGAATGTAAATGGTATTCAAAGCAATAACAGCTTTTTTTAAAGCAATAGCAACAACTAAGGCTTTTAAAGCTATAAAAATAATTGGAACTATTGTAACACTTGCAGTAGGTGTAAAAGGTTTTTTACAGGCAAGACAGATGTTGGCAAAAGGCCAAGACATCCTTGCAAACAAAACATCTGCTGGTGGTAAATTACCAATTATCTATGGATGTAGAAGAGTAGGAACTCAAATTATTTACATGGACACAAACAGTAATGATTCAAGAGATTTATATGTTGTTTATGCTTTATCAGTTGGTGAATGTGAAGAAATAATAGGTAGCACAATAGAATTAGATGGTAATCCTCTTACTGATACTGCAAGATTTAGAGATGGTGGTTATATCGGTTCAGATAAAATAAGTTCAGGTGCAGGTTCATTAAATACTGTTTCACAAAACGGAACTGGAACTGATGCTGGTGCTGGTCAGTTTGGAACTAATCCAGCTTTAAAATATCGTTATGTTTTTAATTTACATCATGGAGCAGCTTCACAAACTGCTGATCCTATGCTTGTAGCTTCTATGACAAACTGGACTTCAGCACATAGGTTAGATGGTGTTTGTTATATTGCTGCTCACTTTGGTTTTGATAAGGATGGTATGTGGTCAGGAGTTCCACAATTAACAGTACAAGTAAAAGGTAAAAAAGTTTTTGATCCTAGAGATGGTGGTCAAACATTTGGAAATGTATCTACTTATGAATGGTCAGATAACCCTGCATTATGTTTTCTTGATTACATCACAAACACAGAATATGGCAAAGGATTACCGATTGCTAAAATCAATACATCTACATTTTCTACTGCTGCAAATACTGCTGATACTCTAGTCGATAATCCATACTACAATGGTTCAGCACAATCCTTAACATGGAGTGGTAATTCAGGTGATAGTTTTATTACTTTGCAATCTACTCAAACAGATGCAAATTTGAGATGGTGGCAGAATAAAGTCGGAGAATCAATTACTTTAAAAGACTCAGGTGGTAATACAATTTTAAATAGTGTTCAAATTAAAGCTGTTCGTAGGCAACAATATTACGACACAAATGCAGAATTTATAATATTTGTTAATGCAACCCTATCTTCAAACTTTACTAATGAAGCTGGAACTATTTTAGCTAAAGTAAAAAGATTTCATTGTAACGGATTGGTTGATGCTAATAAAACAGTAATGGATAATTCAAAAGAATTACTTGCAAACATGCGAGGAATATTTTTGTATGTAGATGGAAAATATGAACTACAGATAGAAGATACAGGCTCATCTACATTTAGCATAACAGATAATCATGTTATAGCAGATGCAGGTATCTCTGTTGATTATGGAAATAAAGATGCAAGAGCAAATAAAGTTATAATAGAGTTTTTTAATGCTAATAAAAAATATGAATTAGATACAGCAATAATATTACATTCGGCAACTACTGATTCTAATGATTTTACTTCAGATGATGGTGGTGAAGAACTTGAAGTAAAAGCAGAATTTCCTTTTGTAACTGATCCGTATATTGCACACAATATGGGAAAAGCAATACTTACTAGAAGTAGAAATCAAACAACAATACAGTTTTTAGGAACGCCTGAAATGTATAAATTAAATGTTGGAGATATAGTTGATTTCACTTATGCAGGTTTAGGATTTAGTAGCAAAGTATCTAGGGTTGAAGCACTTGAACTTCAATCAGATGGCTTAGTGTCTGTAAGTCTTATTGAATACTTTGATGTCTATACATGGGAAGTTCCGACACAAGAGCCATTAGAAGAACTTGCAAATCTACCATCTGCATATGCTGTAAAAGCACCTACAGGATTAGCATTTACTGATACTGATTCTTCTGCAATCGGCAGACCTTTTTTAAATTGGACTGAGCCAACAGATTTTCCAGATTATCAATATAGAGTAAATGTTGTTGATTCTTCTGGTAATCAAGTTCTAAATAAAATTGTAGATGTAACAAGAGTAGATTTAAACTTCATAAAAAAAGCAACTAACTATGTTGCAAGTGTTAGTTCATTAAATGTTCTTGGTTCAGAATCTTCAGCAGCAACACTTACATTTACTGTTGGTGAAGAACCTACGGGTACAGGTGATATACAAGATGATTCTGTGACAACAGTAAAGATTGCTGATGCGAACATTACAACAGCAAAAATAAATGATTTAGCTGTTACTAACGCAAAGATAAATGATCTAAACGCAACAAAAATTAATGCTGGTACTATAAATTCAGATAGAATTAATGTTGATACATTAAATGTAAAACACTTTGGAAATGTATCAGCAGATATACTGGCACATGATGGGGTAGCAGTACCCTTATCAGTTTTTGGTAGTGCCTTTCAAAGGGGTTCAACTGATTTTACAACTAATACAACAGCACTTGGATCATATTTAGATATTAATATAGATGATGTGCGTAATAATGCAAAGTATCAAGCTATATGGACAGGAGTTTATGGAGATTGCACTAATGGAGTTGTTGAGTATAGCGTAGATAATGGCACAACATATGTTCAAGCTACAGGTGGTATTCAAAATGTAGAATTTGATGCAGGAACATTTAGAACATATACCTTTGTTTATAATGGCACTCTTACAGGTTTACCAACTACAGGTTCAAATACAAGATTAGTTAAATGGCGTATAAGATGGATTACAAAGCTAAATTCAACTTACCAATCACTTTATGTTTTTATAGATAATACCCAATAATGAACTATATATACTACAAAATTTTATGTAAAAGACTACAATAGAAATGAGGTAAAAAAATGGCACAACATGATTACGATATAGCAAACCAAACTGGTGCAAACTTTAGAGCAGACTTAAACAATGCTTTAGCTG